GGCTTATGGCCTAATAAAGATTTCTTGGCCTAGTAGGCCTTTAAAGAATAGTAAGGCTTATGGCCTAATAAAGATTTCTTGGCCTAGTAGGCCTTTAAAGAATAGTAAGGCTTAGTATTAAAGGATTTATTTTTTCGTTGACACTAGTATATAGTGTTCCAAAGAATAAAAAAACAGGGTTTCCAAAATTATTTCGGCTTGGCTCAAAAATAGTTCCACCTAGTGCATATCATCATCTGTTTTCAGATTTTTTAATATTTCTAACGTTGCTTGTTTTTTTAATTCAACTTTATTTAATTCTTCTTCTCGGTCTTCTTCGTCTAATCGTCCAACCATCAACTCTGCATAATGTTCTATTACAGATTCGTTTGGAGTATCCATTGTTATAATTTTATCTTTGGGTATAGGTAAAGTGTTGCTGTTACAAGATGGCATCCAATCAATCAAGAAAATAGAGTGACCTCTACTCTTGCGATCATATTCTTGTACTACTCGCATTGGGCCTTTAATGAAGATTAAATTTCTAACGGTATACTCTTCACCTTCATCATTAGTATCTTTCACAGCTCCATCATCAACGTATCCGATGACTTCATCACCATTAACTAATTTGATTACTTTAAGATCTGCCATAGTTTACCTTGATAGTTTAACTAACAGAATTATTTAGTGGGCTCCAAATCTATTTGATGGAGCTTGTACTTGAACTTCTCAGCGTTGTATATTTTAACTCTTTCAAGAAAGTGTTTGATAGCAAAGTTTTTATGTTGCTTGTGTATCATATCATCAACGATATCATATAGTGTTGCTTTATCTGAATCACCAATACGTAATGCTCTGCCAATACTCTGTAATGTTTTAATTCTTGATTTTGTAGGCGAAGCGAATATGATGTTATCAAGATTCTTTATATTAATACCTGTACTGAATACACCACTTGAAGCAACGATGATCGCATCTTTCTGTTTATCAGTAATCTTTCTGATCTGTTCTCTTACTTCACCTTCAGTAGCACCAGAGACAAAAAACACCTTTCTATTTGGAGTAGTCTCTTCAACTTTCTTTTTAATTGAGTCATATAAAACTTTACCATGACTTATGAATTGGAATAATATAAGCGTATTAGATTTCATGCTTACTGCTAGATTGCGAATAAACAAATTACGCTTCTTGTTTAGAATAAGATATTTGATTTCATCTTGATACTTCAGAATTTTATTTGCTTTACAAGTCTCTTCAGAGTATTTCAATATTAAACATTTAATATTTAATTCTGCTAATTGCTTTTTATCCATCAATGTTTTGGTTGTAGTAACTTTGAAGACTGGGCCAAACAAACCTTCAAGCACTAGCTTATGTGTTTGTGTGCCATCAAGTGTACCTGTAGTGCCGAACCTGTAAGTAGTATTTACAAGTTTCTCCATTATACCTTTCATTGAGTTTGCTTTGAATTGGTGAACCTCATCACCAATCACAACATCAAAATCTTTGAAGTATTCTTTTGGCATTTTATAGATCGATTGCCACGTAGAAACCACGATAGGTTTCTTAGTTGTCTTATCTTGACCTGAGAAAATAGGGTGGCACATTTTATCAACATCAAACTTTGGATCTTTCTTAGCATAGTCTCTAAAGTCTGATATCATCTGAGATACCAACGATATTGTTGGAACGATAATCAAAGTCTTTTTGTTGTAATGTCTAGCTAGGGAATAGATGATTAGGCTTTTGCCTGAGTTGTGGGTTACACACCAATCACCTAGAAAATATAAATGATCCCCATCTAACTGCATACCATAAAACGTATTGTTACCAACATCTTCCACTGTAAAACAGTGTCGGTTGTGTTTTTTGTTTGGGTTATCTACTATTGCCTTTTTTCTATCTAACTTACACGGAATAATAGATATATTTCCAATAATTGAACACGACCAATATATTCTCTTAATTTTTGCGATGGTATTTGTGGCACACTTTAATCCGCTTTTGATTTTTACAAAAAACCCCAAACTTCTTGCCACAAATGCTACGTCTTCGACCAGTTGTTTGGATTTAGATGTATATGAATAATAAGTTTTGGTTTTACTTAAATACCCGTCCGTATCTATTAATCCTGCTAAGAGTTGCAATCTACTAGAAATAGATGATGTTTTGTATACGTCAGGAATATACTTATTACCACAGGTTAAAGAGCCACCGATATCAATTCCAATCTTTCTGAAAGCATCCGTGAATTTATTTGGGCTACTACGGGTGGTGTTTTTTATATCAGAAAATCGTATCGTTCGACAATTACTCCTGTTTGTTTTGATGGTTGGTGTGATATGGAATTCCATCTTAACATAATCAGCAAAGTGTTCAATTAGCTCATTATCTTTCGAGGTAAGTGCAGGGGTGCGCGAATGCCCATCTCCGAGATAGGCACCAACAATATATGGATCAACTAAGAGAGTTTTATTATCATTATTGAATGCAATACATTTGTCATTCCAGTACAGTTTATGGCAGTGTCTCCAATGTTTACTTTTCTTAATGTAATCTTCCACTGAAATATTAATTATATTCTCTTTCGACGTATGAACCAAACTTAAAATATGTTCCCCATTAACTTCAAAACTTTTAAATTTGTTACTTTTGCGTCCACCACATGCAATTTTATATATTTTTCCGTATCCTTTAATAGTCTTTAATACCGTTCTTGGATAATTATCGGGTCCCATTAACAAGTCACCGACTTGTAGGTTTTCCACAGTTTTACAAGAACCGTCGTATTGTATGACCTTAGTTCCTGCGACGTGACACCCTGTAGGAGACACTAATAAAGCTCTCCTGTGCTTCACAGCGTAGTGTATCGCACTGAGTTGATAGTCACGAGCATCAAAGGGTAATTTAAGCCGTTTAGTTAGGCTATTTGTATCTTCTAATGTGAAAGGAGTTATCTCTTCTATTTCTGGATCGATATCTAAAGTATAATCTCTAGCATCACAGAATACTTTTAGGTAATGAATTAAGCCTGCGTATAGACTCCAATCCATAGTATTGAATAAGCGAATATAACCATCCCAGGTACGCATCTTGTACGCTGGCATGAACTGATAGCCTGGGACTCTAAATTTAAAAAATTCAGAAAGCTCCTGGATCACTCCAGAAGAAGTCTCTACCCTTACGTAGACTTGGTTGATCTTTTTGATCGATAGATGTTCCATTAGACTTTTCGCTTATCCCACAATTACACTCGCTAGTGTTATTTAGGCGGTGCGTAAAAGCGAATATCCCATAAGCCACAGTAAGACCAACGATCAAAACTGAGAAACTGAAAGCAACCAAGTGTGGCGTTTTAAGTCTAGCGAACTCATCAAAATCCATATTAACCCCCATTAGCAAATTTTCTAAAATCAATAGCGTTCTTAATCAAAAAGTTTCTAGTGTTCAATGTTTTAATAATCTCTTCCAGAAATGCTACCTTTTCTTTTTGAACTGTTACCTTGATTAATTTATCTGCTAATTCTTTATCAGCATCAAGATATATTTGAACGTCACCTTTAAGAACAAATTGGAACGGTTCCCATCCAAGTTCTTTACATTCATTACCTGAAAGTTTTCCAGTGTAGTATTCATGCTTAAGTTTATAGAACTGAGCTACGTTATTCTGTTCAGACTTGAGTTGGACTTTTTCTCTTAGGTATAACTTATAATATTTGTTATGTAAGAATGGAATCTTTAGACTCTCTTCGTCAAGAGAAGACCTGTCGATCTTAACATCTTCATCCCATAGTGCTTCAATCTCTTCTAACTTCATATTAATCTTCGTTATGATGAACTAATCTTGCTTCTTCAATAGTTTCTTCTTCAACTTTACATAGAGATATAGTTATTTCATGGCCATCAATAATAGCTTTTTTATGATACCAGAAATCTTCTGCCATACTAAGCATGGTAAGCAAGTCCTATGATAGCATCTTTACCTTGCCATTTGATTTTATACCAAGTGTTATCACAACAACCCTGTAAAAGTCTTGATAGATTATATTCTTTTGGAGCTAATAGCTTAAAAGGAACAGCTACAGTTTTATATGACTTTGAATTTTCATCCCATTCATCTGCGGTAGTCATATCATCAGTTTCTTCAAACTCATTTAGATCATGAGTGATGATAGCATAGTCCCAATCATCAAGACACACGCCTGCGCTCCAGAGATATTCACTCTCTGATTCCGAAAATTCTGTTCTGTATTCAAAATTCATAGTAACCTATAATAACATTATTAAGATTTTGGAACAAGTATAATGTGGACTGGCTTATGTTTCTTTTCCATTTTGTTTATCATATCTAGTGTACCTCTTGATTGACCATCCCAGAAAGCAACCAAGCAATCAGCTATCTTAGCCATGTTTTCGTTTCTTATTGGGCCAGCAGCTTTACCAAATAGTGCCCAGTCAGCCTCAAAGACTCTTAATGGAATCTTATTATGTGAAGCGTATATTTCTCCACAACAGTCGGCACCTCTAGCACCACCTGAAATAATCTCTGTAGGTTTTAGATTTAGTTTTGAAAACTCTTCTTCAAATAGTTGGTAATCAGTAAAGTTTCTACTACCAGCAATTATAACTTTCATTTCTTTCCCATCTCATATGCTATCCAGTTATCGTAACTGTCAGGTTCATTTTTATAATTATCGTATTGTAGATGATCGGTTTTGATTGCTCCCTTCCAGATATATTGAACACGTATTCCTGGTTGCCAGTCTTCAAGATAGCCAGCGAACTCAGCATATACGCTATTACCTGTATATGGGAAATACAAAAGTAATTCTTGTTGTAGTGTTAAACTTTTTAACCACTCTGGAACTTTCATAACAATAATACATTTCTACTCAGCTTTTTGTGCTTGCTCAATGATCCATTCTAGTAGCTTAGGATTCTTTTTCAAAACATCTGTTAAGTTATTTGATATCTGTGTTACAAACTTTTCTTCTCTACGTCTGTCCATAGACACTTCATACTCTTCTATGATGCCGTGCATGACTTCGTGAATAACTGTATCAAGATAATCACTGGCGTTTTGTCCCTTAGTGATCTCTATTAGTTGTTTATGATATGTTATCTGGCCGAGCGCTTCTTTACTAGCACCCCAAGATTTAGCGCGGCTAATAACCTTATAATCGGTTTCGTTGATTTTAATTTTCTTAGGTCTACGTGCCATATAATTTTCCTTTAAGGTCTTGTAATTCGGTATAGATCATATTTGAAAATAGCAGTACAGGTCAACTCAATTACATTTTCATCTCTAGTATCAAATTTCAATTCACTTAATGAGGTTGGATAAACATCTTGATATGCTATTTCTAGCACAACATTATTCTGGCTGTTACGAACAACTAATAAAGCTTGTCCATATATCTGTCCGATCTTAGTAGCAGGTGGAAGTAATTTTCGTGTACCACCATCAATATCTTTATCAATACCTTTCTTGAGATCAGAATACTGAACAAAGTTTTCTGGGAAACCAATGCCTTTCATCCAGTTAAAGATATCCGTCCAGTTCTTAATGTCTTCATCTACTTTGAAATCAACAACAAGTTCTCCCCAAGAAAGTCTATCACCCTGCCAAGGAATATTATTGAACGGAGTGCCTTGGGCGTTTGAAGTGGCAGGTAAAGTTATTCCTGGGACGTTAGCAGCTTGAACAAAAAAGTCTACGTTCTTTAATCGATCTATGCTAAAATCAAATCTGAGAGGTGAAGCAAAGTTCCTATTTTTAATTTGTTCGGTCATAATAGACTTGCTCTTTTTGATTGTATTATAAGGTTCATAGTATTTATTTTAACATGAACCCTATCCAAATGCAATATAAAAATATATATGCTTGGAAGAGAAATAGGCCAAGATTAAAGAGATTTGCATTTCCAGCCCTGGCTCTGTGAAATAATACCTTTAGATACTTTCCAGAGGTTTTGGGTAGATAGGTTATGTTCCCGACAGAACTTGGTGAGATTGGTTATTCTGTGAATAATTCCCTCTGGCGATGTAAGACTCCATTGTTTGGACATTCTTGCTCTAGTCTTTTCTTTGAATGCGTCAGATTTTTTATGGTGCATCATGGCATCTGATATTGCTTGTTTATGCTCTATTGACATAGACCAACCTGAGCCCCTTGTGGATATACCTTTTAGTTTTTCCGATCTCTTTCTATTAGATTCGGGTGATTGTATTTTACCCTTTTGCATTTCAGAGTATTTTTTTCTTTCTTCTGGTGTCCATCTTTTCTTGGCTGATTCGGACATTTGTTTTTTCTGTTCATCCGAAAATTTATAGCCCCAAATACCACCATCACCACCATCAGTGAGATTATATCCCCAACCACCATTTGCTAAACTATTAGATATTTTAATAAAATACTTTTCTAATTCCTTTGCATGATCCAAATTTTTTGTTTGACATAGTATTTCAAATTTAAAATTAACTTTACCGTGTTTTAAAATAGCCCTGTGTAGTGGTTTTGCTTTTTGTTGTGGTCCCTTAGGTGATTTGTGTTGGTCCCACCTTTTACGTGGCGGCGTTTGTTGTGTCAGGCCAATATATTTTCTTTCATTAGAAAGATTAGTAATACGATAAATTGAAAAAATGACGTCCATATTGCGTAACCATACTTTATTGTAGTAATATAAGATAAAAATCAGGGGACATAAAGCCCCCTGATTCTTTTCAATTCAAAAACCAATTCGTCCTAGAGGAGGTTCCGAACACGAATTTTCCGATAATATACGTTTGTGCCAGCAGTAATCGCACCGTTGCTATTTCCAGCAAGATTTGAGAACGGATTAGCAACAATACCGTAACGGGTCTTGAATCCAATTTTTGGTTGGAATGAATCTTGACCAACGGCACGCAACATTTGAAGCGGAACGTATGGGCAATAGAACAATCCAGCATCGTACTGATTGCTTCCTTTGAATCCCATTACATAGAAATTCTGTGTAAGAGGAGCATAAGGGTCAACGAATACCTTGAAACGTCCATTAAGAACACCAACAAAAGTGTTGCCAGTGTCATCAACGTTTAGGTTATCTTTCAATGCGCTACCGCAATCAAGAAGACCAGCAACGCTAAGAGCAGAAGCCGTATCGGAGTCACAGATAACAAAGTTACCACGACCACGACGAGTTTCTTTAGCAATTGCGTTAGCATCGCGTTCCATCTGAACCATCAGACCCTTGTACTTTTCAACAGACCAACGTCCATTTGAATCTACATCTAGATCGAATTCGCCAGCAACAGAAACATCTTGTTGGGCACCAGGCACAGCAGAGATGTAAATTGTACGAATGATTTCACGATTGATTTCAGCCAAGATTTCAGCAGAAAGAATGTTAGCAAGTTCAGACTCAGCATCTAAACCATGAACAGCTTTCAAATCTTGAGCAATTTCCATTGTGTACTCTGCTTTAAGGGCACGAGTCTTAGCTTCAACAGAAACTTTATCAATCGAGAATGCCATTTCAGCAAACACACCATCACCGACTCCACCGCCACCAAGACGCTCAGCAGCAGAAGTCGAAAGACCTTCGCCACGAGTTGGAGGACCAAATGGGTCAAGAGGATTTGAATGCACCGATGCAGGGTCGCCAGAAAAGTCTGTATCTGCTTCATTATGAAGTGCTTCTACGCCACCTTGCGATGTGTACTTGCTCTTCAATGCGAAGATCAATCCGGTTGGAGCTTTCATTGGCTGTACGCCACACACGTCAAATGCCATCAAATTAGGCAATGATCGACGAATCAGTGAAATTAGCACTGGATCGTAACCCTTCAAGTTTGCGTTGTTGTTAGGAAAACCTTGTGCGGCGTTAGCAGGAGCGGCTTCTGCGAGCATATTAAGCCCGAATGTTCCTTGCTCACGCATGTCGCGTTCTTGGTTTTCTAACAGTACTGCACATACTGCTCGACGGTGTGAATCCTTAATTTGTGGGAGATCCTTATGATTAAGAATCTTGTCCCATTTCTTTTGAAGTTCTTCTGAGAGATACATGTTTAATTCTCCTTGTTAAATTACTTTGTGAATTTCTCTAAAAGTATTTATCTTTTTTATTTTTTCACCATACGCGAAATAGTGTCAACAGCTAAATCAATCTCATCTTTTGATGTTCTTGATTCTGGCTCTTGTAGTCCACCTTCAGTCAGTAACGCACTATCTAAATCACCTGAACGTTTAGAGGTTTTTGGGAAGTATGTTTCTCTTACGATAGCAAGCTTACCAGAAAATGCTTTCGCATCTTCAAACGATACCCCTTCACAAAGCTCTGAAAATTTAGCTGCCTCTGAGACAGTTAAACCAGCAGATAACTTTTTAATGACAGATTGTTTTTCTAAAGAAATAAGTCTTTTGCGAATCTCAACATTTTTATTGAGAGACTCATTTAACTCTTTCTCTAACCCATCAATCTTGTTGGCCTGTTCAGCTAAAACGTCAGTCTTAGTCGCAGGCACTTCAATGTAGTGAGTTTCAAACAAGTTCTTTAGACCACCGATGAATTTTTCAACTATCTGTGTTTTAAGACCTGTTTCAATCGCTACTTCGTTCTCTTTGATCCATTCTTCAACAACGTAGTCCAGATAACCGTCTACTTTGTCAACTAACTTCTCAGAGATTTTTGAACTTCTTTTATTAAGTTTCTTTTTGTATACTTCAGAAAGTTTCTTGCGGAAAAGATCAGTTCGCTTCTTTGCAGATGCTTTAACAGCAGCCTCAAAAATTGTTGCGGCCTTTTTCTTAAAACTTTCAGGAAGATCTTCATCGGAAGTAAGAGCCTCTACGTGCTTCTTAAGTTCCTCTTCATCTTCTTCTTCAAGTTCTTTTTCTTCTTCTTCTTCAGAAAGTTTTGCGTCTTTCTTGTCCTCTTCTTCCTCTTTCATGGCTCTAAGTTTAGCCATCTTGTCCTCGTCTTCCTCTTCGTCAAGTTCTTCCTTGTCCTCTTCCTCTTTAAGATCGTCTTCGTCAGACTCATCGGACTCTTTCATGGCTCTAAGTTTAGCCATCTTGTCCTCGTCTTCCTCTTCGTCAAGTTCTTCCTTGTCCTCGTCTTCGTCGAGTTTTTTCTTGTCCTCGTCTTCCTCTTCGTCAAGTTCTTCCTTGTCCTCGTCTTCCTCTTTCATGGCTCTAAGTTTAGCCATCTTGTCATCGTCTTCTTTACGAAGTTTTCTTTTCTCAGGAATTTGTACTGCGGCATCAGAAGCATGAGTAGGAAGATCTTCGTCTGCGCCTTCATCTAATTTCTCGTCATCTTCTACTTCTTCGGGAATCTCTCGACCAGCAGCGGAGCCTTTTTTACCGGAAGCATCAGCAATTGCTTTACCATTAAGCGCCGATTTAATTGCGCGATTTCCGCGCTTTTCAGCACTATCAGGAATCTCTACACCAGCATCAGAAGCATGGGTGGGAAGATCCGATTCTGCACTCTCGCGAATGCTCTTCAAAGTTTTTAGTGTGTTTCTTTTTAATGACATTTTAATAATCTCCTAAACTAAGCTTGTTAGTTAATTGCGTAATGATATTTATAATCCAGTAAATCTAGTCCTCACGAACTCTGATTAGTAGTTCTTCTTCCAACTTTGCGCCGTTATCAAAAACAACTCTTATCGTTATTTGATAGTCGTAGTCGTGGATACCACCTTTAACTAAAACAACCAATTTAGTCTTTCCAGGATTAATAATAACTGGTATAGAAGATTGTAATATCTCAAGAGTGGCATCACTCTTGTTATCAGGATCTCTTCTCTGCCATTTAACTGCACTTGCAGTTGAGGAAACAATTTCTTTTGATCCAGGCGGCAAGTTGAATGACCCACCAGAGTGGCCGAAGCTTACTTCAATGGGCCATTCCTCATATGGTTGCTTATTATCTTGTCGTCTGCGATCAAAAGCCATTGCATGATCTTCTTTAAGAAAACTCTAATTAGAGTTTGAAGATCTTGTTTGCTCCGTTATCCCACTGAACAGTGATATCACCACCGTTTGGAGTAACAGGAAGACCAGTTGCAGTGTCAATATAAGCAATCAAGTTTGAAGTTGATTCAGTACCAGTATGCTTATAGATAACAATTGCTTCCGATTGGTCGCCAGTTACTAGAGGGAAAGTTACGTCGGCAGCATCAGCAACACCATTTGTTGAAGTCTTAGATGCCAAAGCAGATGAAACCGCTACACGAGCAGCAACACCAACGTCATCTAGGAAATCATGTGTAGCCAAGTTTACTGTGTAATCAGCAGCGTCAACTAGGATGATACGAATATCATCATTTAAAAAGTCAATATCGCCATTTAGAAAAGCCTCGCGGCCCTTGTCGAAAAGTGCATTAGCCATGTTGTTTATTCTCCTTTAAGGTTTAAAACGTCTTTCAATATTATATTTATAATTTCTTGGTTTAGCAGTTGATCGGAAAAATCTTCTAGCTGTATGATTAACAACCCAATGATTTCCGAATACCTCACCAGAACTTATACCACCATTATTAGCTTCCATTGATATCAGTTGATGATATACAATATGGCTACCATGTTGTTCTTCAGAACTTATGTTATTTATATGAATTACATATCCGATTCTTGGTGTTCCAAATATTTCTCCACTTGGAATACTTGAAGCGTATATGTCATATCTTGTAAAGTCTTCACCAGATGGTACTCCAACTGGCTTGATTATATAGTTGATCTTATGTAAACCGAACGCTTCAGATGATGGAATACTTATAGTTCCAATCTTAGCTTCAGTTTGTGTTATAGTTATATCACCAAAAACTGTAGTTGGTATATAGCCAGCTATGAAAATCTTCAAGTGTACTTTAGGTATACTGAATACTTCACCACCGAATCCACTTGTAGTGATTACATATTTTATCTTATGTAAACCAAATAGTGAAGCAGAACCTAATCCAATAGGTTTAATGGTCTTACTTAGTTTTGGTATTCCAAGAGCTTCTTCGGTATTGATAGTTATAGGTTTGATTATTTGTCTAATCTTATGTGAACCGATAACTTCAGAAGATATTATTCCTATTGGGTCTATGTAAACAACACCACGTAGTAATGTATGCGAACCAATGATTCCAGGAACAATACCAACAGGTTTAATAATTGAAGCTATTTTTGGTAGCCCAAATATTTCTTGTGAAGGTATAGCATAATTCGTTACGTGAATCCATTTACGAACTCTTGGTATACCAAAGATTTCACCAGAACCAATACTACCTTCTGGGATCGCCATGTTGATCTGGCCAGTTGGTGTTACATATTCTTGTGAGTATATGCTGATAGGATTAATAGTAAGATTTAATTGATGTGTGCCAATGTATTCTTCGCTATCAATAGATAGAACATGAATAGTAGATACAATTGTATGAGTACCAAAAGCTTCTTGTGAATTAATTGAAACTGGTTTAATAATATGCTTAAGATGATGTGTGCCAACAAGTTCTCCGTTGTTAGCTGAACCAACAACAAACACTACTTGACCTATACGAAGCGAACCAAAGGCCTCAGCACTTGATATACCAAAAGGTTCTACCTCGTGTTCAATATCTTGAGTTTCATTTACAACTTCTTCAGATGGTATTCCTAATGGATGAATATTAAGATTTAATTTGTGTGTACCAAATACACATTCTTCAAATCCAATAACGTGAATTGTAGATACTATTACAGCATTACCAAATTCTTCATCAGTAGATTTACCCACTGGGAAGATAGTAAGATTTAATTGATGTAAACCAAAAGCTTCATCAGAAGGAATTGAAACTACACCCAAAGTATAACCAACAAGATGAGAACCAAAAGCTTCATCAGATGGAATACTTACAGGCTCAATCTCATGAACAATTTGATCGCCACCATTTACAAATTCTTCACTATCAATTTGTACTGGGAAGATAGTAAGATTTAATTGATGTAAACCAAATACCTCTTCTGAAGGTATAGAACTTGGCTCAATCTCATGAACAATTTGATCGCCACCATTTACAAATTCTTCACTATCAATTTGTACTGGGAAGATAGTAAGATTTAATTGATGTGTGCCAATGTATTCTTCGCTATCAATAGATAGAACATGAATAGTAGATACAATTGTATGAGTACCAAAAGCTTCTTGTGAATTAATTGAAACTGGTTTAATAATAT